TTGCCGGGGAAGACGACGTAGTTGCGGGTGCCATCGCCTGCGCCGCGCGAGCCCTGGTCGAGGTAGCGGATGCCGGGAATGCCGGCCTCGCGGAGGGCTGTCGACATGTCTCGCTCGCCAGCAGCCGTGCCGCGCAAAACATCGCCACGGTAGAACTCAGCGCCCGTCACGTCAGGAACGCCGGGGGAGCCAGTCCTCGTGTCCATCTTGCGGGTGAGCGCCTCATATTCCGGCGTGCCGGGAACTGCCTTCGCTTCTGCTTCAAAGTCACGCGGCTCATTGTGGACGCCGAGTTTCTCCCGCACCTTCGGGCTCTGCTCGCTCAGCGGCCTGTCCCAGTCGAGGAAGTGCTCGGGATCGGCGGCGATGTCGACTTCATACATGCGGCCTTGATACGGAGCGCCGGTAAACCGCGCCTGTGGATTGCTCTTGAGATAATCCACGGTAGCCTGCGCCTTTTGCAGCGCAGCAGCGTGAAGCGGCCCCTTGCCCTGCTTAACCCTTTCGAGATGTGCAAGGCTTCTCTTCACAAGCTCCGCGTTCGAGATGCTTGCCCTTTCTTCTCCCGCTCCGAGGATTGAGCCGAAGTCCGTCCCTTCTGGAAAATACTCGCCTGGTGCATTCTCATCAGCACCCGTCAGAAACCGCCGCATCTGCTGGTCTTCGGGATTATGTTTTGCAGTCAGCATTTCCTTATAGGCGCCCGCCGTTTCCGGGTGCTCCGCGAAATACAGCCCATGCCCGTAAGCCTGCGCGCCCTCGCCCGTGCCGATCTTCGATGCGTCAAACCGCTCGAAGTCGTGCGGGCTGCCGTGGTAGGCGCGGATGGAAGCCTGCGGGCCGTTGACGGCGTAGTTAAATCGCTGCTGTTCGGTGGGAATATCCTGTGTCTGCCAAGGGGGGATTTCGCGGCGCTCCTCTGGCGTGAAATTCCTTCGTCGCTGAACGTTACGCGCCTCTACCTCTCCGGCTAACTGCCGGTAAGCATCCATCGGATCGATCCCAGAGCCTTCAAACATGGCCGGTGATCCGCCCTTGGCAAAGCCCTCAATTCTTTGAATAGGATGCTGCAATTCGTGCAGCATGAGAGAGCGCGGGCCTTCAGGGCCGGCCAAGGCATTTGTCCGTATGCCTATCTGCGGACTTTTGCCCTCAAAGCCCGCTTGGTAATAACCCCTTGAGTCTGGGTAGGCCACATCATAGCCAGCATCGACATCCAGATTCCATAATTCCGGGTATGCCTCATAAAGCTCTGGATGCTCTAGTATCGTTCCGGCATTGGCCGCCTTTCCGCCCCGCACGACATTCTGCGTCAGAGCATCTATCGTCCTGTCGGGAACGCGCGAAGCCTCATCGTTGATCTCGAATTTCCATTCCTTGTCGGGAGCCTTGAACCATCCCGTCTCCTGCCAAATGCGCTCGCGTGGCATACCCTCGGCCATCATCCTCTTGGCAGTCGCAAGCTTCTCTAGATTAGCAGTCCTCGCAAGCGTACCGCCAAAGACGCCGACACCGGCTCGACCGCCCGCCGTCGCCAGTCCGCCCGTGCCAAGATTTGCCGCTGCATTCGCTGTCCGCTCGGACAGCCTCGGGTCCGTGTGCATCTCACCCGTCTGCGGGTCCGCCGACATGGTGGGCTGCCTGCCCCCATAAACGTCTCCGGCAAGCGTCACCAGATCGGTGACGCCCTCGACCGCAGGATCGACGACGAGCCCGCCAAACAGCTTCGATGGTGCCGACAGGATACGGTTGGCGAGGCTCGCCTTCCACTGGTTGAGCAGCCTGTCGCCGAGGCCCGGCTCATCTGGCGGAGGCCCTCCCTGCAGCAAGTCACCAAGCCCGGGCATCAGAGCGCCTTGGCCCTGTGCCACTCAGTCAGGAGGTGCTGGCTCAGTCGCTCTTCGGCCCCGCGCCAGTACTGCCGTGCCCACGCGCGCCAGTACTGCTCAGCACGGCGCGCCCGGCGGGCGGCCCGACGCTCACGCGAGCGCCGGATGTGACGTAGTTCCTTCATGGCACAAGACCTAGAGCGATTTTATGCTGTAGTCTTCGCGTTCTTTCTCGCTGTATCCCGTCCCGTCGCCCTTGCGCTCCGGCACCGGCTTCTCCGGCGCCCACGGACGCGACATGCAGGCGTAGCGCGCCTCGTCCGCGACATGGTCGTTGGCGGTGGTGTCGACGTCCTCGGCGCGCTTTGGATCGTGCGGCAGCACCGGCACGGTGCGGATAAACGCCTTGCACGTCTCAAAGACGTAGAGCATCGGCACGCCCTCCTTGCCCTTCATGCGCTGCCGCATTTCGTCCCAGCCGCCCATGGCACCCGCACCCGACACACGCTTGTTGTCGCCGCGCAGGAAGTGCACGCCGAGGCGTGAGAATATCTCGGCTCTCGATGGACCGCCATCCTCGGCGAAGATGGCCGGATCGGCCACCGAGTAGGTGACCTTGTCGCCGGCATCGCGCTCCAGGATGCCCTTGGCGACCTCCTCGATCGTCAGCTTCAGTCCCTTGTCGTTTGTAGCGCCATACCACTCCCGATACCTGACGAGCGCGCCGCGAGGAATTCCCTTGAACTCATCGCCGCAAACTGCCCACCAGCCTACAGAAAACGGTGCCGCGCTCCCCCAATCGAAAGCCCTGAACTTCAGCCAGTCCTTCGGCACAGCAAACGGCGCGACGATGTGCTTCTTCGGATCCCAGCAGTCAAAGAACGCTCCCTCGATAGCACTCCAGTCGCCCTCCAGCCATGCCCGCACCAGCGCCTCGGAGCCGACCATGCGCAGCCGGTCGACGTAGCCCGGGTCGGCGTCGAGCAGCACCACGTTGTCGGTGATGCGGGACGGGATCACGGCGGCGATCGTGGTGATGCCGCTGGCACGTGTCACCTGCACCAGTCGCGGCCCGCGCGGGAACGGGATGAGATTGTAGCGCGCCGCTATCCAGTGCTGTCCGCTGCCGCCGGGATTGGCGGTGAGGATCATTTGCGTCGGCACGCCGTGCGCGGATCGCATGGTTCCGAAGAGGCGATCGATCGGGCTCGGGTCCGGGTATTGCCCGGCCTCCTCCACCCAGATGTCGGTCAGGTTGCGCCCCTGGTATTCGTCCGCGTCGGACACACTGTCCAGGTAGGCGAATGCTACACGTCCTCCTTTAGGCATTCGCCATAATAGCTTGCTCTCGTTGAATTTTCCTCCGAGTGGAGTGTAGATTTGCCGCGAGCGCTCGATCGCGTCCTCCGAGCTGACGGTCGTGCGCCTGAACATCACGGCATTGAAGTGCTCGCCGTAGGACGCCTCTTTGAGTGCCCATTTGCCCAGGACTGCGTCCGTCTTGCCACCGCCGCGGGCGCCGCCGAGGAAGACTTCCGGCTTGCCGCAGCGGACGAGCGCGAGCTGCGGCCTGGAGCGTGGCTGCCAGGCGACGATGGGTGCGGGCTGGGCGGCCCTCCCGGTCAAACCAGTCGGAGTGCTGCTTGCGACAGGCATTCGGCTGGCTCTCGCTTGGCCGGGAAGGCCATAAAACACCGGTTTTCATGCAGGGCGAGTATAAACCCGGCATTGGAGGTCATAATGCCGGGAATTTCTGGCATTGCTGGTTGCACTTCAATGGTATTCCCAGATTTCCGTCTGGATGTAGCGTGTCGGCCAATAGCGGCTGACGCGCGCCGCGACCGAGCGGCTAGCCCTTCTTCTGCGTGGCATGCGCTAGCTATTGAGGGTTGGGGTGACGAATTCCGCCTCCCATTGGTCGTCGGGGAGTTCCGGGGAGACGATGTAGGTTTGCTTCACCTCGCCCGAGTGTTCGATGGCGGCGAGATCGGGCATGACTTTGCGCAGCAGGATATTAGCGGCATTCACCTGCGTAGCGGACATCTCGCGTGTTCCTGCAAGGTGATCGCCTAAGTATTTGAGAATTTGAGTAACTCTAATTTTAGCCCGGTGCTCATCAGGCATACGAAAGCCTGGGGCGCGGCCGCGTCTACCTTGCGCCACGTTCGTACTCCGTGCAGAGCCAGGCGACGAGCACGATGCATCCGACGCTGGCGAGGGTGATGAAATACAGGGTCATGCGATTACAGGCCCGAGCAATTGGGTGATTTTGAAGCCTGTGCCGATACCGGCGAGGTTGAGGAGGACGGTGATCAGGAGCAGGACAGCGACAACGACGACGATGACCCTGATGATGGTGGCGACTGGCTCGGGCGGGCCGAGGGCGCCGAGGATGTAGAACGCCAACCAGACGAGCAGTCCGATGACGAGAAGGACGATGATCAGGGAGAAAAGGCTTCCGACTGAGATAGCCATGCGAGCCTCCTAGTCCAGGGTGACGCCGAGTTGTTCGGCGATGGTACGGATCTGGTCGCGCAACTCGACGAGGAGGGCGATGATTGCGTCGAGCCGCTCCGCGAGCTGCGCCTGCGCTTGCGCTTGCGCTTGCGCTTGCGCTTCAGTGTCCATTGCCTGCCTCCTCTGGCAACACAAAGCCCATGCTGCGCGTTCTACCTGCTCCCGCCATCCCGGCGGGGGAGGGTACTCCCATGGCAGCAGCGAAGACCACGACCAAGGTTGTGACCGCGTTCACCGACCGCACCGGCAAGGCCTGGAAAGTCGGCCAGGACTACACC